AAGTTACTGGATAATATTTGTTCATATCCATATAAGTCTCAATAAGTTGTTCATCTGACATATCTTCTTCTCCAGCTATGTCCCTAAATTTTCTAAGGTTTCTAACAAGTTCTTTTTTAGAAATTCCCTTAAAATTAAGTTCAATCATATTTTCGATTGCTTGTCTTATAACTAATGGAGAATGTCCTCTAGCGGTCACTATTGAAAAAATGGACCCATTATTAACTGCCTTTACAAAATCGTCCCATGCGGGTCCTGGTTTAGCCAAAATTGAGTCAATGATAAATCTCTTATCTCCTTTGGTTGAGAAGAACCTAAATGGGTCTGGTGCAAATCCTTTAATCATTTTACCCTTATACTCAAAAGTTTCTTTACCTATTTGGTGTCTATGTTCAGCAAAATCTTCGGTAGACATACCGACCTCATCCCCGTTTTCGTCCATTAATATAATTTGAGTTGGCATTATCATGATATTATCATCCCAATCAAATGCATAATACTCAATATCAGGGGTTGTTTCTTCTTTAAAATTTTCTACAAGAATTACTTTCATACTTTATAAATATATTAAAAATAAAAAACCCCCGTTTCCGAGGGTTTTTAAATTTATATTTAATTTTATTAAACGTTTTCAAAACTTGCACCTTGTGGGGTGATTACGAACTCAATGTCAATAAATTCAAGAGCTTTAGTTGGCTTCAAGAAGATACGTCCTGACATTTGGTTAGAATCTAATTCCTCAGGTGTACTAGAAACGGTTACACGGAAATCTGTGATACCTCTGTCTCTTCTGATAGCATCCAAGATTGGGTTTACAGAATCCAAGAACTGTTGTCTTACAACTGCGTCGTTTTGTTCAAACAACAATCTGATTGCGACTGCTGAAATCAACTTACGAGCCTGTAACAATAATCTTCTAACGTTAATTCTGTCAAGAGGACTTTCTTTAATTTGTGTAGTTTTATTACCCCAAATTACTGTTCCAACATCATTGAAGGTTGCAATCGGATTAATTCTACCTTGATAAAGAGTGTCTCTGTCAAGTTGTGTTAGACGTTTTCTTGCTCTTACAGAGTTTACAATACCTCTTGTGTAACCTGCGGTTGCGAACCAAGGGAATGAAATATTATCTGTAAGTGCTAAGTTACGACAAACTTCTGCAGTTGGTGGGATATAGATTTGTGTATTTGTAACAGTATCTCTTGTTAATACCCAAGGGTAATAAGTAACTGTGTAGTTTGAATCGATATCTTCAGTTGCCAAATCATCAACCGCATCTTGTGGATAAATTAAGTTATCTAAAGACGCTGATGGTTGATAAAGGTCAAAGTCAGGGGTTGTCATAACATAAATTGAGTCAGCTCTATCAATCTCAACCATATCAATTGCCGCTTTAACAAGTTGATAGTTGTTAGTTGAGTCAATACCTGGAGTTGCCAAAACGTTAATGTTAATAACTGTTGGGTTTTGGAAAGTTTGAATACCTAGCTTATATGCGTAGAAGTCAGTATTTCCATAGTCCGCAGTATTATCTTCAACTACGATTTGTCTAAATGCTCCCCAACCTGTTGCGTTAGGATATGAAGGACAAGCAGCAAGTGCTCCATATAGATATTTTAATTTACCTAACTGATAGTCATCAGTGTTAGTTCTATTTTCTCTATATACATCCCATCCGTCAAAACCTCCATAAGCCAATACTGTAAACTTACGAGAATAAGTTCTGTAGTATGGGTCATTAGAATCAAGTGGGTCAGATTGGAATGAAGCCGCTCCAACTTCAAAAGCCGGCATTCCACTTGTAGAATAAGCCGAAGCAATTTTTACAACAGTTGCTCCACTATCCATGTGAAAACCTTTTGTAAGTTTTGTCCAATTTGAGTATGTTTGCTCATAACAAGTAAATCCTGATGGAGTTTGTTTTCCTTTATAATCAAAGAAGTCATTATCCCAACCAACAGTATCTGAGAATCCAAGATATACTCTTCTGATATTTTCTCCATTACTTAAAACTGAGTTGTCTGCTCCTGCACTAGTTCCAAATGGAGGATTATATATTGTCTCACCAGGGAAGAAATACTTAGTTTTATAAATTGGAATAATCTCAGGTTTAACAAGAGTATTATCATAAGTTCTAACAAGATATCCTTCAAAACCACAAGGAAGTGCGTCTGTTGGAGCATCAGGATTAACCTCAATCATAATTCTTTTAGAAATAATTGCGTATTGACCGTCTTGACTACCAATTTTCTTAGCTACGTAGTTGTTTTGTGATGGGTCCATAGAACAATTTGTATACTTTTCTAAAACAACTGGATTTGAATCAGTGTCATTAAAGTCCCTTACCAAAACATCGAAAGTGTTATTATCAAAAGTCATATTTGCTAAAGACACTTTAACTTCTGTGTTGGCAGCATCACCGTCTGAAATTGTTATATATCTGAATAGTTGATAGATTGTATTACCACGTAATTCAGAAACAACCCAAGGAGAATAAGCTGTTTGATATCTTTCAAGATAGTTTGCAATAGATGTTGAAGATAAAGTATTTGCTCTTGGTAAATCTTCTAAAGTACAACTCAAACCTCTAATATAACCTTTGTTATATGCCCAATTTAAAGTTGTTGGGTAACTCTCTTCAACAAAAATTGGGATGTCCGCTCTTTCTTTTGAGAAGTTACCTGTTCCTAATACTTTAGGAATAAAGTTTGCTTGGGTACTATCCATAGAAACTTCAAAACTAAATGCCTTTGAGTTGTATTGTGAACCTGAAATCAAGAAAGTACTGAAAGGATTTTTGGTTACCGCTGAATACGCTCCAGTACAAACCATAGATACGTCAGAAAGACCTGTTACTTGATAAGTTTGTCCATTTGATGTTGATGTATATTCAGTAATACCTCTAGACCTTAAAGTTGCAACTACTATTTCATTATAACCAGAATATGATGTTCCTGTAAATGTATAATAACTACCTGAAACAGTTCCTGTGAATGTTCCACTACCATTAGTTCCAAAATTACTTCCCATTACAGTGTAAAATGAATAACCTTGGTAATTTTGACCTGTTGTAGGGTCAAAAGTTGCATAATACCAAACATCGTTATTTGCGTCACTATAAGAAACCGCACTTAAAGACAAAGTATCTAATCCAAAAGAATTTGTTACATTTGAATATGTTGAAGTTACTGTGTTAAAATCTGCCGAAGTTATTGGTCCCCAAAAGTCAGATGTTGTTGCAGACAAAGAATTTGTATTAACAATTGCCCTAATAAAACTATTAAGGTCAGATTGGATGCTCGAACTACTACCATTAAATTTGGTATAATTTGAAGTAAAATCAGATAACATAGGTGTCCCTACGAAACCAGCAGTTGAGGTTCCATAAGTGTATGAACCTGCCGTTGTTGCAGTAAATGGTAATGTGAAAGTCGTAGGAGAACCCGATAAACCAATGGTAGACGTGTCTACATTTGCTATTGTTTTAATTGACCAAGATGGACCAGCGTCATAACCTGAAAGTCCTAAAACTCTTGAGACAAATAGTTGATTTGATTGTTGTAAATAAGCTTTAGCAATATATGCTAATTCATATTTAGGAATTTGTGTGTTCACAAATTTTTCAGGTGAAGTATCCCCGAAATAAGCGGTAAACTCATCATAGTTTGTCACAAATATCGGCTCAAAGGCTGGTCCTTTGAGGGTTTCGCCCGCTACACCAAGAGTTGTAACACCGACACTTTGAGCAACAAATGATAGTTCACTTTCGGTAGTATAAACACCCGGAGAAACGAATACTTTGTTTGATGTTGCCATTTAATTAATTTTTTAAACGATTTATTTTATAGATAAATATTATAGAAAATTAGAAAGTTTTTTTGTTTTCAAATCTATTTACTGGGAAGTATGAATTAATTCTACCTTTTTTCTACCATGAAAATCAAGAATCTTAAAATATCTGAAGAATCACATCTTATACTTAAAAAGTATTGTCAAAAAAAAGGATTAAAGATTCACAAGTTTATTGAGAATTTAATACTTGAAACCTGTAAAGAAAAAAAAGATTTATATGGTGAAAATTAAACCAACTTAGTAATCAGTTTTACTGATGAAGGTTTGTTAACATCTGATTTTGTGATATCAATTTTTAAAACATCATTTGTATTAATCTCCAATTTTGAAGTTGGTGAATTAATAGCATTTGTCCCAAAATATAAATTGTTAACATATAAATTATAACTTGTAACATTTGTTAAATTTTCTAAAGTTAAATTAGCGGTATATTCAAATGTTTTAGTTTGTGATGTTACAGATAATGGGAATTCAAAAGATTCATTATATATTGTTGTATTACCAGGTATTTGTCTTGGTTTTTTAATTCTTTTAGAATCGGACCCAACCTCAAAAAGAGCAAGTGTCCTACTAACTGCAGGTTTTACCTCAAATTCATTTTCATCAATTAAAAATCCCATTAGAGTAAAATTGTAACTTTGCATGTAAAATTTTCTTTTCTCAACATCCATTACCGATTCGTCAGAAATATCATCCATTATTATTGGAATATAATGTCCTTTGATTTGTGTATACGCTTGTCTTGAAGAAAATTTTTCAATTACTTTTTTATTAAATGCATTAAGTTCTCTCATTCTGTTACAAATTATTTTAACAGAATACTTTATATCAACAGGAACTGGCTGTGGGATTGTATAAACATCCATTCCTTTTCTACCGTCACTTCCCCAAGTTGGGACCATTGCATAAAAGAATTGTCTCCTGTTAGGTATGGTATATTGTAATGATGGTGTTGACCCATATTTTACTTCAGGTGTTCTTACAGTTGTGATAAATGGAGGAACTATATTTTTATCTAAATCATTAAAATTCCAAGTTTGGGTAAATTGAGCCCAATTTTGAGTTGTTATTAATATATCTAACACAGGAACTTTTTTACCTTCTGAAACAATACCTAATTCTTCTTTAACAAAGTCCAAAAATCCCCTATCCAAATCTTCATGTAAAATTGATTTTGGTAAATACGTCCCATGTTCTTGAATTTTATCAAGTAACTCTTGTCTTCTTGCTGGACCAAATAATTGTGGTTCAAGACTGATATCTTTTTTTATTTTTTTAGGTAATGACATTATAATCCTCTAAATTCATCTTGGTTTACAGGAACCGCAATAATGGTCCTATAAAATGGTTTGTAACCACCATAAGTATGTTTGTTATCGGATACTACACGTCCATCATTTGCAACAGAATAGTATCTAACCTTGTTCTCTGTCTCATAATATCCAACGTAATCCCCAAATTCTATATCAATTCCGAGTTCATCCAAATGTGTCTGATATACAGAAATTCTAATGTTACCTGGTTCCATTTGGTCAAGTTTAGAAGTACCAAGGAATTTATTTTCAGGTGCGGACACTTGAACTAACGCCTTAAACTCAACAGGAGGATGAAACTTAATTGAATCTTTTCCGGCTTCCCCGTAAACGTCATCAGTGTTTGTTTTAGTTTTATCAACCCGATATAATACAAGAGTAAAATTCATATCACCCTCAAGCCATTCTCTACCCATTCCGACATCTAAATCAAAATCCTCGGCTCCGAAAAATTTATTTAATCTTGTAATTGGAACATTTCTTTGTGACATATTGATAAATATCTAATTTTAAATTATAATTAAGATAGTGCAAGAATCTGTTGACATTAGAAGTATTGAACAGAAAGCCCTACAAATTTTAGAAGAGTACAAGGGCTCAAATAACTATATTTTAAAGTTAAAACAACAGCATGCAGTAAACCCAAAGTTTATTCCGACAAGAGCTCAATGCGACTATATTGTTGGATTTAATCAAGTAGAACCTAAGGTTGCGAAAAAATGGGTTGAGATTGATTCATATTTTGCAAAAAAACTTGTTGATGATAATCCATTCATTAAGGAACCTGATAAAATTTATGTTGAAAAACTTCTTGTAGAAAAAGACAAGTCATAT